ATCAATCCGCTGTTTTTCTTATGTTTTTCGTGTTTCGGCTTGCATTACTTTATTTACTGCGCTAATATAGTTTATATCAAGGAAAGGAGGTGAACATGACACCATCGGAGATAATCACCAGCATCTCGCTTCTCGTCGCGAGCCTCGCGGCCCTCATCAAAGCAGTGACCGGACTCATCAAGGAGATGAGGCGGAAGCCGAAGAGGAAAAAGTGAGCAAGGGTTCCGGCCAGACCTGGGGGCCGGAACCCCATATCTCCGATTATGCCATGGGACATCATGAGAACGGAATCGATAGTCAGCGCGGTGTTCGCGCTCGGAACCGCCGCCAGCGCATGGTTCGGCTGGCCGTTCGCGCTCACCGCCGGATGCGCCATCGTCAGCGCCGTCTTCGCGCTCATCGCCGGAAGGAAGGACTGACATGACCATCGAATACCTGAGCGTCACCGACGTGTCCAAGCGCCTCGGCATCAGCACAGCCGCCGTCAGCGCCTACAAGCTCCCCCAACCGGACGCCCTAATAGGCCGCACGCGCGGCTGGCTGCCAGAGACCATCGACCAATGGAACGCCAGCCGCCCTGGCCGAGGCGTCGGCGGTGGCAGGCCGCGCAAGCATCCGGCGGAGTGACGTCCGCCCCGGCGCTCATCCGCGAGCGCCGGGGCGGTTTTGTTGTTGGAGGTTGGATGTTGTCAGTCTTGGATCGATTGGTGGCACTGTGCCGTGTTCAGGTATTTGATCGAGACTACATGGTGGATCTGGGTTCCTGGCATTTTTTCCTTGGCCGCGTTCCCCTTGCGTAGGGATTGCGGATAGTAGGGGCCGTCCTCTCCGCTTCTTCCGAGGCCGATGCACCAGACTGTGTTTCCCATGTAGAGGCGTATCCGGCTGTTGCCTGATTCGACCACCATGGATGCGTCGTTCAGTGCGAATGCGCTGGCTATCACGTCGGTCTTCCTCGCGAGCCATCGCGCGTCTCCGGTGAGCGCGACCCTTTTCACCGAGATCCCATGGCCGGACAGGAGGTCGGTGTACAGGCGCCGGGCGGGAAGTCTGCGGGTGCGGTTGTCGTCGGCGTAGTATTCCAGGCCGCATAGGTGGGCGAAGTTCGAGGCCTTCCATTGGATGTCCAGCGTCATCCCGTCGTCGCACGCGATTCTCGTGATCGTTCCGACGAGATTGGCGTATAGTCGGGCTGCCTTTCGGGCCTCGCCAAGCATCCGCCGCTTCGCCTCGGTCACGTTCACGCCCGGAATCCTCCCAGAAAATTAAAAGAGGGGCACCGACCAAGCGCCCCTCCGAAGCCGTGTGGCTGATCTTTTTACAGTCTTCTGCATGACTAGCGTCCCGTTTGCGCGGGAAGGGTCACGGCTCCGGTTGGTCTCAACCGTCTGGCCCAGCCGTTGGGCGAGACATCCAGCTCTCGCTGATGGCGCATCGACTCGCCATCGGATGCCTGCGGCAGCCAGCCACACGCTTCGAACCCGAAACCCTGCCCACCAGCAAAGCAGGTCCGGGTCTCAAGTTCGATTGCAACGATACCCCATGACGGCGGACATTCGTCTCGCCGTGAGCGTGATCCAGACGGTATTCGCACAAAACCACCGGTCCGCCGCGACGGCGGCGGACGACCACGCAAACACGCCGAATAACAAGAAAAGCCCCTCCCCCAGCAATGCTGAGAGAGGGGCAAATGTTAAAAAACGGGTGTAAAAAATTCCACGGACACTACAGTGCCGCAATTTTCCACACCCGAGTTTGAGTTTCCGTCGCGAGTTTGAGTTTCACGCCAGAAAATTAATCACGGTCAGGCGTTGCGCAGCGGATTGTAGGCGACGCCGAAACCGGACGCGACGACACCGGCGGCAGTGGAGATGAAACCGCCAACCTGCGCATCACCGAACATCATGAAACCCAAACCGACGATGGACGCAGCCAGAGAGGCCACGTAGATGCCGGTCCTGACCGTATCGTTGAACACCGGCCTGTACGCGTCCGGCTGCTGGTTGTCCTGACCGTCTTCGCGCTCGTTGGTCAGGTTGTTGACTGTGGTCTCCAAAGTGGACGGTGCTGCATGTTGAGCCATTTAAACCTCCTTAGAATCATCCCTGGTTGAGCGCCGACTGCAGGGCTCGTGCGGTCGCGGGGCCGAAGCTCGCATCCTGCGCCAACCCGTAATGCGCCTGGATGGCGCGAATGGTGGCCGGTCCGAGCAGTCCGTCCACGCCGCAGCCGAGTCGGCGTTGCACGGCACGGATCAGGTCACTGCCGCCTCCGCCGTAGCGGACCACGCTCGAATCGATTGCGGGACGCGCGTAGGTCCTGCCGTCCGGTACCTGTTGGCCGCTGATGATGCCATCCACCGCGGTGCCCATGACCTGCTGCCATTTGCGGACGGTGGCCGGGCCGACATTGCCGTCAACCGCGAGAGCGCCGGCGGAAGCCGAAGAGACGCCGCCGTAGCGCAAATAGCAGTTCCAGGGATAGTTGTAGTAGCCCCTGATATTTGTCTCGCGGCCGGTCTGATCGCCCGCCCTGCCATACGCGGTGCCACGCTCGCTGATGGAAGCCTGTGCGAGCTTGCCGCCACCAAGATAGACCGCGACGTGGTGCACGTCGTTGAGCAGGATGTCGCCCGGCTGCGGACTGCCATTCGCTGGCAGACGCCTCCACCCGCGCGTGGTCAGGTTGTCGCTGAGGTTGCCGGTGTAGGTGGCCGAGCCGGTGTCGAAGCCCGCCTCCTTGAGACAGTGGATGACAAGGGACGAGCAATCGCAATTACCCCCCGATGGGTTGAAGTTCCAGCGGTCGGACTGGCTGTAGCCGAGATTGGCGACTGCACACCAGTAACGCATGCGGTTAATCAAAGCGCTCACGCTTGCCATATCAGTCCTCCAATCCTTCGACGGCCTTGGCCGCGTCCTCCTCGGACACGACCTGAATGGTTTCGGGCGGTATCGAATCGCCCTGCGGTGTCATTTCCGGCGTCATGGTCACTTCGTCCATGACGGCCTCCTTCCCGCCCCTCACGGGGCAATAGAAAAGGCCACCTCCGAAGAGATGGCCTTGCGGTTGTGAAAATCGATGTCAGCGCATGTGAGCGCCGTGGTTGAAAATGATGATGAGTGCGAGGAGAAGCAGGTAGGCTCCTCCAGCGATGGCTAGACGTGTCATTGCCGGTCCTCCAAGTATTTTTCGGCGGCTGAGATGATCCAGCATTGCGCGTCGAGTTTTTCGAGCTTAGCCAGCTCGTATCGGACGGCCTCGGAATGGTCGTGTGACTGGTCGCCGTAGATCAGGCTGATGAGCGTGTTCTTGATCGTGTCACGGCAGAGTTCGTCCATGCGGTCGTCGATTTTCGATGTCCGCTCTCCCAAAGTCCGTGTCTTGGCGAAATGCTGGGAGAGTGGCGAATCGTATGGCAAGCGTTCCGGTTGCACGTGCGCGTACAATCCGGTGGCCAGCGCGTCCAAAGCGCCCGGCCAGACTTTAAGGCCGAGCGTGATGAGCGCGCACGCGCCACCAACACCACCAAACCCTGCTAAAAACGTTTGAAACACATCACATCTCCTTAAAATTGGTTAATCTTTTGGCATGGTGTCGCCATCGAAATAATTGCCCGGCAATCCCAACGAGACGAGCTGCTGCCACTGGTCTTGAGGCACGCACAAGCCCCTGCTCAGATTGACCGCGCAATTGTTCAGACGGACGAGAATGCCGTGAGTGGTGTTGGCGGCGGTGAAGACGTAATCCACGCGACCATTCGAACTGACCAGCCCACTATCACTGTCATTGGTGGCGAGACGCAAGCGCGGATTGTCGCCACTCGTGGACAGCATGTAACAGACGACGCTCGCATGGTATTTCACGCCCGCCGTCAACTCCGTGAAGGTGATGTTCGATGGTTTCGTGTTCGTCGTCTTGACGTTCACACCGGCTTTCGGCATGACGCAGTGATTAACGATGGGAGTCATGCCACCACCCCCATGAGGGTTAGGCGAGCGGCATCGTATCCCCGTCGAAATATCCGATGCTGTCGAGCAGGGTCTTGTTCGCTCGATATTCGTCCTCCGTGCAGATGAGTATATTGGTCACGGTGACGGTCGGACTGCCTGACTTGACGTGATAACTCATTGATACCGGAGCGGCATTGTTGATGCCCATCAGGTAGCCGACACGTTGGCGTGCGCTGAATTCGCCCTGTGTTCCGCTTATCGAGATAGTGCCGCCCGTGACGTTCACCTCGGCACTGATCCAATATGTTATCAAACGCACGGTCGGAGCGGTCGTGATATTCACCCACTTGTCTGCTCGCAAGGTGATGGTCGAGGATGGGATCGTGCATAGGTTCATGACCGTCATCGGGCACCACCGTCCCGGTGCGCGGCGTCAGTCGCGTGGCATGGTGTCCCCGGTGAAGAAGCCCGGAAGCCCCCCCAACGGCAGTGGCGTAAGTGTCGGCACGTTCGATGAGGATATCGCTCATCATGCCTATCGCGCCGACCACGTTGCCTGCTGCGATGCGGACGATGATCTCCTCGCAGCCGTCCGGCACCGTTATGGTCCCGTCGACATCGACCGTCGTGCCATCCGCTATTTCTTTTTGCAATGGCATCGTATACTTGTCACCGACCTTCGTGTAGACGCGGACGGATGCGTTGGCGTGCTTCGCGAAGGCACAGCAGTGCACGTGGTAGGTTCCAGCCGGTGGAAGACGGTCGCCTTGCAGCGAATACTGCGCGTAAGCGTCTCCAACGGTGAGCACGGTCACGCGCAGCCAGTTCCTGCGGGCCACGACCGGAAAATCCACTTTCATGGTGCTCGGCGCATACGGTTTAAACGTCTTCGTGATGAGCGGGTCGGTGAACCAGTTAATCCTCACTGTCATCATCCACCCCCTTGGTTGCGTCGAGCACATCCTGCGGGATCAATTTCATGGCCGCCGACAGTTGGCTGGTCAGGATTGCGACCTGCTTGTTGAGAGTGCCGATTTGCGCGGAGAGCGTGTCGATGACGTCGTTCGCGTCGGCTGGAATCTGCTGAGTCAAAATGTCTCCTTAAATACGAAACCCCCGCAATCCGTGTGGATTGCAGGGGTTGAAAAACTGGATGAAAATAGTGGTCAGTCGGCGGCGGTCATCGTGTCGATACGAGTCACGGCCTTAAGCTCTTCCAAGGTGAGCGTGCGTCCGAGATTCGTCTTCACGTCCGTCAACGTGACGGACGCGCCGGAATCGTCGAACGTCGCGAGCACGCCACGTGCATAATCCCTCCATGATTCGGTCGAGCCGTCAGCGCTGGAAAACTCCAATCCCAATCGGCACAATTCCGCTCGCACCGACTCCTTCGGCGGACGCAAATCAAGCACGCCAGACGGCTCGGCGGGCGTCACGGTAGGCGCGGTATCGGTAGTGGTCTCAGTGGTCACATCGGCCATAATCAATCTCCTTATTGTTGGTTGTTTTGAGGTCGTGGCATGAGGGATTGGTAAAATCTCTCCTCGCACTCGTCCAGATTTGATTGACTGGACTCGTCATTGAGGAAATCGTCAAGACCCTCAATGTTTTTGGTCATGCTTGTGTCAATGCCACTCGACGGCTCGGAATCAACATCATCAGCCGCCAGTGTGGCAATGAGATTCGCATCCGCCTCATTCGACATGGTGGGCAGACTCATGCCCTCCCGCGTCTTATTGCGCGCGGCGGTCAGCGGGTCATTCAACACTTCCCCATCGTCGGACATCATGCTCACGCCGGTCGCGGAATCCGTTAAAGCGGATTCCAACGCCTCGAACGCTCCGGTCCACACGCCCCTGCCGGTAGCGCGGTCGTATCGGCTCACGTCCTCCCTGCCCTGCATGATCGCCGCTATAGCCTCCCGCGTCGAAGCAAGGCCGAGCAGCGCCTTCCACGAGACGAGCACGTCGGGCGTGAACACGAAACTGTCCGACCCGTTTATGGGCGGATTACAGCGGATAATGCAAAGCCCACTGTTCTCATCCGTTTCGAAAGTCGCAGACAAGATTTCCTCCAATCACTTGACCAAATAAGCCAGGAATTCCGCGTAAACATCCACCGGGCAAGGCTGGTCGGCGTTATACAGCTTCAATGTGAAGCCGCTCTGGCCGCCCGTGTTGCATGGATGCGCGATGATGCCCGCCCATTGTGAATCCGCGTTCGCGACGGCGTAATAGTGGCCGTATTTCGTCGGGCTGAACGTGCAATCGACTTGCATGGAAGCGCCGGTCGCAATCTTCGAGCCGGGATTCGGATACCACGCCTTCCACGCAGCCTGGGCCTGAAACGTAAAACGGTTCGTGATGCCGCCGAGATAGCCGCCGAGATGCAGGTATCCGGTGCCGATGTTCGCGCCGACTCCGACCTCGCCGTTTGCGTCTTGCGCTCCGAGCCAGCACTCCGAACCGTTCGCGCTATCGCCGGACAGAGTGAGGTAAGCGCTGCTTTTCTTGCTCTCGTCCGGCTCGTCGTAATCCGTGTTCGCCACGGCATGCACTCTGGATGTGACGCCGCCGCTGCCGGTACCGCCTTTCTTGCGCGGCTTCGATCTGAGAGACATGAACGCGGCGGGATCGTTCTTGCTCACGTGTCCGCTCCACAAGTCCAGTTCGCCCATCGAGCCGACCTGATTCGACTGGATGACCGATGCGATGGCTGGATGACTGTAGTAGGCGGTGGAACCGTTGTATGCGGGGAATTCCAATCCGTCACCAACGAACGTCTCCGAGCCGCTGATCGCATACGAATGGTAGTCGGGGCTGATGCGCACGCGATGCCCGCTCACACGGGTTTGGAACGTGCCGGTCAGCACATTGCTCTTCCCCTCACCGTCCAGGTAGACGGTCTGGTTATGGCTCGAATCCCACATCCGCAAAGCCGTGCTATTGAGCTTCATGCCCGTGTTCGCGGCCTCGGAGCTCTGGAAGACGGCGCCCGTGAAGACGTAGCCTTTGAATTGGCCGGCCGCCACCTTGTCAGACGTGATAGTGCCAGCCGCGATCTTGACAGCCGTCACACTGTTTGCCGCCAGCTTGTCGGCGGTGATCGCACCGGACACTATCTTGTCGGCGTTAACGCTGTTGGCAGCAATCTTGTCGGCGTTCACCGCATTGGCGGCAATCTTGTCCGTCGTGATGGCGCCAGCCACGATGTCGCCGGCCTGAATCTTGTGGGCGTTGAGCAGCGCCACGGTCATGTCCTCCGTCACGCGGAGTTTCGCAGTCGTGACCGAGTTGGCGGCCAGCTTGTCAGCGGTGATGGCGAGCGAGACGATGTTGCGCGCCTGCACGCTGTCAGCGGCGAGCTTCGCGGCGGTCACCGCGTCGGCGACCAGCTTTTCGGTCGTGACCGAATTGGCTGCGAGCTTGTCGGTGGTGATGGCATTGGCCTTGACCTTCTCGGCGGTCACTGAGTCGGCGGCGAGATGCTTCGCGGCCACCGTGCCAGCAGCGAGGATGTTGTTCGCCACGAGGTCAAACGGCTCGAAGCGCGTGCCATCCCACGTCAGCACCTCGACCACACGATCGGAGAGCGGCACCAAGACGCTCGGACTGTTGTTCGGCGCGCCCGTCCAATACGTATAGAAATCCGCGAGCAGTGAGGGGCTGTTGTTCTTCTCGCCCTGCCAGCGAGTCCAATACTTCTGCGTGCGCCACCACATGTCGCCGGGTTTGAGTCCGTCGTGTGACGGTTCGTCGGGGCCACGGTAAATCAGATTTTTGCCGTCCGCCGTGGTCTGCGCCTTTTTCGCGGCGGCCTGCGCCTGATTCGCCTGTGACGCAGCGTTCGCGGCGGCGGTCGAAGCCTTGTCGGCGGTGGATTGAGCGGTTTTGGCCGCATCATTCGCCTTGACGGCGGCGTTTGCCGCATCAGTGGCGGCCTTGTCGGTCACAGCAACCCAAGCCGACCCATTCCACCTTTTCGGCGTGTTCGCGCCATTCGTCGTGTCAATCCACAAGGTAGTCGGCTTGCGCATCGACGTATCCGGAGCAGTGGACTGGATGAGCACGTCGGCCTTGCCGTTAGCCACGCCAGCGGCGGCGGCAGCAGCCGTATTCGCCTTCTGCGCAGCACTGGCAGCGTCCGTGGCGGACTGGGCCGCGCTGTCAGCAGTGGCCTTAGCCTGCGTCGCCACGCTCGAAGCGTTCGAGGCGGTGGCCTTCGCAGCCGAAGCGTCCGTCTTGGCCGAAGCCGCATCGGACTTGGCGGACTTTGCGGACTCATTGGCCGTATTGGCCAGTGTCTCCGCATTGCCTGCGGTCTTCTTCGCGCTTTCGGCGGCGGTCTGTGCCGCGTTGGCCGCATCCTTGGCCTGACCTGCCGTTGTCGTCGCGCTCTTCGCGGCAGCAGTAGCCGCATTGGCGGTGTCCTGCGCTGTCTTCGCCGCACCATTCGCCGTGTCAGCTGTGCCTTGAGCGTTTTTCGCTGCGGCAGCGGCATTCTCGGCGGTCTTCTTGGCGTCGGTGGTCTTCGCGGCATTGTCCGCGATGTCGGACTTCGCCTGAGCGATTTCGTCGGCATTGCGCTCCACGTCGGCATATCCCAAGTGGTTCCAAGCGGCACCATCCCAGACAAGCGTGTCAATCACACGATCGGACAGGGGCACAAGCACGGAAGGAGAATTATTGGCTTCGCCCTGCCAGTAGGTGTAGAAGTCGGCCAAGAGGCTCGGTGAGTTGTTTTTCTCGCCTTTCCACCTCGTCCAATACTTCTGCGTCTTGAGCCACAGGTCGCCGACGATGAGATTATCCTTCGGCTCGTCCGGCCCGCGAAACGTATGGTTTTTGCTGTGGGCTTCGGCATACGCCTGCGCCGCCGACTCCTTCGCCTTCGAGATTTCGCCGTTCGCGGTGGTCAGGTCGCTCTTGGTCTGCGCGATGTCCTTCTGCGCCTGCGATAGGTCGGTCTTGGCTTGAGCGAGCGTCTGATTCGCCGCATCAAGATTAGACTTGTTGGACTGGATGTCCTTCTGGGCCTGCGTCAGCTTCGCCGTATTATCCTTCAACGCCGTCTGATTGTCAGCCAGGTCTTTTTGAATCTGCTTGACCTCTTCAGGCGAGACGGCGGAAGCCACGGTCACAGTGGCAATCGCAGACCAGTCAGACTTATTGCCCGCATGGTCGACCGAACGAAGGGCGTAGGAGTGCTGTGAACCGGCTGCCAGACCGGTCACGAGATAATCGCCCTGACCGGACTGGTTTGCGCTGATGACGGTCATGCCGGCCGCATCGACGCCCTCGCCGACCTCAATATGGTCGAAGTCCGATTCCATCGACGCGCCAGTGCTTGTCTTGCCATCCCAGTGGACGGTCACCACGCCCAATTCGGACGAGAGGACAGGCTTCGATGGCACGGAGCATGGCGTCGTATCCGATTCGACGGTGGCCACGAAAGCCTCCGACCATTCGCCGAGCTTGTCACTGTACGTGGGCGTGGCTCGCACCCTGACCTCGATTTGCGTGCCGCAATCCAAGCCGCCGAAGCCAAGCTGCGTCTTATCAGTCGTGCCTGCCGAATGCCAGGGCGCGCCATCCACGTGCTTGCGCCACTCGACGGCATAATTGCTAATCTCAATGGCGGTATTGTTCGTGGCCTGCGTGACCGCACTCCACGAGGCTGTGGCCAGACCATGCGCATAGCCATCCGAGCCTATATAGGCGTCGGTCTGCACGACAAGTCCCTGCGGGGCTTTCGGCACGCGATGGTCACGGTCGGACGAGGCGGTCGTGCCACCCTCGCTTCCGGCCAATGCCGCGCCACCCGTGATGCCCTTTATCTTCTTCGCCTGCTTGACCGAGGCATCATACTTGATATCGTTCAGAGCGATGCTGACGGATAGTCCCTCGCCCTGGCGCATGCTCAGGTCGATTTCCTGCACGCGCACCTTCTCGCCGTGAGTGACGGTCGGAGCGGTAATCCAATCGCCGGCATGATAGTCGACGAGTGGCAGACTGTCCACGTCGGAGACGATGAGATCGCGCGTGTACTGGCCGCGAACTCTGGCCGCATCGGCTAGGGTCGATGCCATGAACGCCTGCGCGGTGTCCTTGTCGGACACGCCACCCTGCGACGAGTAGGATTCCCACTTGCCCCAAGGCGTCGGCGCGCTCGGATTATCCATGCGGAAAAGCAGATTATTGTCACCCTCGACGAGGATAGTGCTGGCCAGATCGCTGATGCTCTCCTCGTATGGGGCCTCGCCGATGTCACGGGCAAGCTGGAGTATGACCTGCTTGCTCAGGTCACGGCTCAAAGCCGTGCTGTCCGCATTCCACAGTTTCAGCGTGCGGCCGGACGTGCGCCAGTCGCAGCCGCCACCATAGACAAGAGACGACAGGATCGTCTGCAAATCAGTGCCGAGCGAATAGTACAGAGTGTACTTTTTTGCCCAATTCCTGCCAGCCGCGTCCTTGGCCGTGTCGAAGCCCAAGGTCAGACCAGTGGCCACGCCACCACGCGCCTTGTTTTCGTCCAGCAAAGTCTTGAGAATCGTGCCCGGATTAGACGAGTAGAAGGGCCTTTTGCCCTTGTTGTCGCCGTCCGCGAGCAGATGGCTGGAATCATTGTTCTCCGCCTTGCTCAGGAGCCAGCTGATCGACTGGCCGGAATAGGTGACGGTGCGAGTCCGGTCATCGGTCTTGCCGCTGCGCCCAGTGATAACATAGCGAGCGTTGTCCGGCTCACGATAGCCAGTGCCGTCCGACACTTCCACGGCCACTTCCAGCCCGTCCGTCAGCTCACGGTCGAATGCCTGGGCGTCGCCGGAAAGCATGGAGTATTCGATGCTGATGGCTCCATCATCATTGTGGAGCATCGATGCGCTGAAGCTCACCGGCTCGGCCAGCACACCGATGCGCTCACCGAATGGACGATATGCCACGAGACGGGCATGAAGGGACTTTGCCATGGATCACTCCCAGGATTGCAAAAACCGGCAGACCACCTTGTCGGCGCTGCCGGTCTGTTTGATGGTGATGCGATAATCGCCGGAATCGATTGCGGGCCACACTTGCAGTGGCTCGGTGGTCCAGTCGATGCCATTCGATGCGTCCGTACCACCGGACCATGCGTCGGCATTGGCCGCCGTCCACGCCTTGCGATTGGCTGCATCGACGAAGAGGTAAGGTCGTGAGGCGTCACGTTTGCCGCCCCACATGAGATTCGTGCCACTCACCGGATCTGCGATGGTAACGCCAGTGGCCGCGCCGAAACGCAATACCAGCGTGCCGATTGGCGCATTGGAAAGCCAGCCCTCCGGCACGGTGTCGAAAAGCTCGGACGGACTGGCGTTAGGCAATCCAGCCCACCGTGTCCAATAACCCTTGTTGCTGGGCTTATCGACACTACCGGCCATGAGACGCCCGCCAGTCGCGTCCAAGGTGCGCTCCTGCCACTGCTCCCCCTGCCAATAAACGTCAGGCAATTGGAAGGCGGCGGTGGCCGCGCGGTGGTCATCCCACGGAATCTCGTCACCGTCCGGCTGACATGACGTGCACACCGCGCTGGCGGTCATGCGCCGAGTCCAACCGGATACCGTGTCACGCTCCACGCGAGTCAGCTTGGAAGCCAAACGGCACAAGCGGTAGAAGCGGTGCATCAGAGTATCCGCATCAGGCCCATTCGTGATGAATTTCAGCGTGATTTCCGGCGCGCCGAAAGCCAGTGGGCCAGCAGGAAGCATGACGCCGTTCCGGCCGTTCACGGTCACGGAATTGATACGCGGACTGATGCTCGTGAAATGGGTGGTGCCGACGATCAGACTCGAATGCTCACCGGTCAGCTGCTGACCATTGATGAGATAATCCGTGAGAATCATTGCACCACCCTTTTCGCTCGTGTGTCACCATTGCGGCATTGCCGCCGTCTGCAATCGTTGCTGCGTGCTGATGCTCGTCGGAGCAATCGCCGGATAATTGAACGTCTGCGTGACATACGTGGCACCGCCACCGCCATTGCTGACATTCGCCCGACCAGACTTCGACGCATCCACGTCAAAACCACCATTGATCTGCGCATTCATGCCATTGACAGTGCGCTGCACGTCCTTCCAGCCAGCCTTAAGGCTCTTGTCAAAGCCCTGCATGATCGCCTGACCAGCAGGCTTAAGCATCACCTTGTCGTAGCTGAGCGGACCCTTATGTTTGACGATCCAATTGCCGATGCCACTCACGAAGTTTGCGACTGGGCCGAATGCGGACATCAAACCCTTAAGCAAGCCGCTGAGAATGGCTTTGCCGGCACTGATGAGCCAAGAACCAGCGCCGGAGAAGAAGCCGAAGATATGGCTTCTAACGCTTCCGAGAAAACCACCAAGGACATTCATCGCGCTGCTGATACCGGAAATCAGACCGCCGATGATCGACACGCCAGCCGACACAAGCCATGTGGCAGCGCCGGAGAAGATGCCCATGATAGCGCTGCCGATGCCGCCAATAATGCCTAGCACCGTTTCCACAGCACCTTTGACAATCTGTTGGAATCCCTCAAACGCCTGCCGCCAATCTCCAGAAATGAGACTGGAGACAACGTTGATGACACCTTGAATGAATGTCATCGCGCCTTGAAGTATGAGCTGGACGGAACCAATGACACCTTGAATGAAAGGCGTCATTACCTGAATTGCCGGGAAAAGCGTATTTTGAATGAAACCAATGATTGCGGAAATTACCGCCGACACTATCGGAGCAAGACCCTGCACGACTGAGGCAATGCCAGTCAACGCACTAGTCACGATAGGGGCCAATTGCTGAATCAATGGAACGACAACAGTCGAAACCAAATTGACAACCAGACTGCTGATCTGCGAAATAACCGGCGTCAGCGACTGTATCGCGGACGTGATGGCAGTCAGCACGACGGTCACTACCGGCACAAGTCCCTGGATAATCGGAACCAATGCCTGCACCACCGTGGTCACCACGGTCAAGATGCCTTGAATGGCCGGAACCATAGCTCCTATCAACGTCGAGATTATCGGCGTCAGAAGCGGAATGATTTGGGCAAGCACCGGAATCAGAGCCTGAGACAACTGATTGAAAGCCTTCATCAGCGTCTGAATTGACGGCTGCAACATTTGGAATGCCTGCTGCAAGCTGACGAAAACATTCTTGAGCATCGTGCCGAATTCGCTGCGGAGCTGTGGGCTCGTGGCAATCAATCCCGCCAGAGCGCCAATCACCAAAGTGATAGGACCACCAAGACCACCGAGCACTTTGCCCAAGCTGCCAAACATGCTGCCGATGATCGGCACGCCACTCAATCCGCTCAAAGCGCCGCCAAGACCAGCCGCACCCAGCAAGCCGGTCACAGCCGCGATAGGCCCGGACAGTGAGCCAAGACTCTTGGCAAAGCCACTGAAATCAAGCTTGCCAATCTTGTCAGCGACAGCACCGAACACCTTTTCCAAGGGTGGACCGATCTTCTCGGCCAGCGACGCCACCTTATCAAAAAACGCGGTGATGAGCGGTTCGACGGCCTGCACCATCTTGATGACCGCGCCGCCGACCCCGCCGAACGCCGCGATGAGATCATTGCCGACCGAAGTCTTCAACCCGGCGATCTCATGCTGCAGTATGGTCATCTTGCCCTGCGGAGTCTCCGCAAGGGCCTTGTTGATGCCACCGAAATTAGCTTCCAGAACCTGCGCTGCCATAGCGGCCTTCTCGGACGCCGACCCCTCCTGCAAGACCTTCTTCTGCGCGTCGGTCATCGTCACGCCATATTTCGACAGTGCCGTGGCGCTGCCGGTCATGACCTTGCCGAGCAGATTCGCGATCTGCACGCCATCCTGAGCCGTCGCGTTATAGCCCTTGTTGTTGGCGATCATGTCGGCCAAAGCGGGCGTCAAGGTCTTGACCTGATCGGCGGTCAGCGCGAAAGTGCCGAGCTGTGTCTGAGCGGCCTTCAAGGTGCCACCGGATATAACGCCGGTCTGTCCAAGCGTCTTATTCAGGCTGAGCAGCGACTTCTGCTCTTCATCACTCCAGTTATTGTTCTTGGCGACCTGCTGGAATTTCGCGGTCACCTCACCGGCCTTGAGGGCCGCATCCACGGCCTGCTTGCCGAAATTCACCAGATATCCGCCAGCGGTGGCAGCGGCGCCGGACACGACGGTGGCCATGCCCTTAGCCGCCTTGCCGATGCCGGACACCGCCTTCGAAGCGAACCCGGAAGCCTTGCTCAAACCCGAATGCAACGCATTACCGGCCTTCGCGGCCGCATTACGCGCACCCTCCGGCAAAGCATTCCAAGCAGCTGAAAACTTGCTTTTGATGTTGGACGTGACCTCGCCAGCCGTCGAACTGATCTTCTGCACCGCCGCGTTCACGCCCGGAATCTTGCCGACAATCTGCTGGGCGGTTGACGTGAAGCCGGAAGCCATACGGCTGAACGCGTTCTTCGACTTGTCCGCCTCGGCGGCCAACTGCGTCTCAAGCTCCTTGAGCCGTCCTTGCGCCGTCTTGAGGTTGTCGGACGCCGCCTTGAGATTGTCGGCGGCCGCTTTTTGCTTGATCTGCGCCTGCTCCAGTTTGATGGCCGCAGCCTGAGCCTGAGTCGAATCAGCCCCATATTTCTGTGTGGCGGCGTTCAGTTTCTCCTGTGCGGCCTGCACCTGCACGCCAGCCGCCTTGAATTTCAGCAAGGCGTCAGTATTCTTCTGCGAGGCTTGAGCCACGTCCTTTTTGAAGGACTTCAAAGCTTCGGAATTCAATTCGGCGGCGCCACTATTGAAACCGGACTTGAAAGCGCTGCCGACCTTCTTGCCCTGCTGCGCTCCATTGAAGCCCTTGCCAAAGGCCGTCTTCATGTCGCCGACGGCCTTACCGGTCTCCTTGGCCACATTCTGGCGGAAGCCCTTCATCTGCGGGAAAATGCTCACATGCGCGGACCCAAGCTCGCTACCGCCAGCCATGACAGCCTCCTCTATTCACGTGTTTTTTTGAAGCCGAAGATGCTGCTCATCGACTCCAAAGCCGCACGACGCTCCTCATCGGTCACCTCGACATGCTTCTTCCCAGCCTTTTCCGGCGCGAGGTCACCAAGAATCGATGTGCCGCCAGCCTGAATCGCGGTAATGATCGCCGTCGCATCCATCGGCAGCACCATATGCACCGCAGTCATGCCGCAATACGTCGATGGATCCGCCGAAAGGCTCTCCCACAAAGCGATCGCGTCCGCAAAGCGGAGTCTGCCGCCCAAGTCAGCCTGCAGACTCCACCCGCGAGCCGCGAAATCGGCTCTTATTCGACTGCCACCGTCTCCTTGGAGGAGCTGGCAGAAGCCGACGATTTTCCCAATTCCACACCCTGAATCTTCGCCAAAACCTCGCCGTAATCGTTGAGGATGTTGAATGGAACCATTGCCGGCTCCTTCGCCAACTCCTTGGCCGCATCCTCGCCAGCAAAAGCCGCGAGAATATCCTTCAAAGCCTGAATCTGCTCCGTGTTGGACTGCAGATCGGACAGGCGCACGAAATCATCGATGCTGAGATTCAGAGGCAGCTTGTAAATGTGGCCGTGCGGTGCGAGGAACCACACGCCGTCGTCCTTGATGAGGTGCTTCACCTTCATCAGCTTGGCCGACGCTTCAAGCGCCTTGTCCTCGTCCTCCTGAGTCCAGGCTTCGAAATCGGCGGCTGAGGGCATCACGTTCTTGGTCATTTCTTCCTTCTTTCAAACGACTGTAAAAATTCCTTTACTCCACTGGATGAAGAGGAAGAATCCCAGCACATGTGAAGAAAGGAAGAAAGAAACACATGCTGGGAAGAATCAATGTCAGTCGGCGACCGGCTGAGACTCGGAATCATCAGCCTGATGATCGGTGGCGTGAGACCCGGACGAAACAGTCGGAGTCACGAAGGACTCCAAATACTTGCTGTTGCCGGAATCGCAGACGGCATCCTGAATCCATTCGATGGTCCAAGCGTCACCGGTGTTTTTGCCGGAGGTCTCCTGCCCCTGCTCGTTGCTGGTCAGATTCACGACACCCAGACGGCGGCGGTGCGTGCCGTTTTTGAAAACGGTTTCCTTGTAGCAGAACCACTTGCCGTCCTGGATCACATCGGTCACGTGATAGACGCCATTGGTGTCCGGCGTTCCGATGGTCATCTGGCGCGTGATGCTGTTATCCTCGGCCACGGTGAACTGTTCGGTCAGCGAAGCCGTGCCGTTGACGCTGTAGCCGGGCTGATGGAACTTGATCGCATCATCGGCGTCGCGGCCGGGCTGCGGTGCGCCATCCTCGGTGATGAGGCCGACGAAACCGCCTTTGCTGAAAATCTTGTCCAAGCCGGTCTTCACGTCGTCCACGGTCGGCGCGATGAGATCGGCGGTCAGCTTCTGGGTCGCGTCATAGGGTGCGAAACGGTAGGCGCTTGTGACCACGATCTTCGCGGCGCTAAGGTCATTGCCTGCTGAATCAGCTGCCATATTTTTGTCCTTTCAAACAAAAAGGCGCTGAAACACTTGGTTTCAACGCCTTAAAAAATATTGAATTATTGGAATTCCCCAATAGTAGAGAATTCGAGAGTCAGATAGCATCTGGCGATATTCGCGTCCTCGGCCACGAAATACGGACCATTGCACCCGTCCTCTTCGATTGCCGCGATCGGAGAACCGTCAAGCGAGCAAATATCGGGGTCGGTGAGCATGCCGTAGATTCTGGCCGCCAAGTCACGGCATGGTTTCGGAGCGGCACGAGCCACATAACGCACGGTCACGCCGACGCTCCGGTCGAAGAGCACGCGATTCGACTGCGATCCGCCATCGTCACGCACCACGACGAGCGGCCGTGAGCCGTCGTAATCGTCCGGCTCACGATTCGAAACGATGATCGTTGGAAAAGACGGCTTAAGCCTGGCACGTAGAAAAGAGCAGATCCACAATTCAATGTCTGGTGGCAGGACTGCCGTCATGTTTTGCCTGCCTTCAACGCCTTGCGTAGGTTGCCAGTCTTCGATTCCACGAGCATGGTCTTCGGGTCGGTGCCGACCACCATGCATGTGGTTCGATGCGCGTGCTTGACCTCCTGGATCTGGAGGCCGTCGCGATACGCGCCCGTGTCCACCGGAGCATGCGCTTTCGCATATTCGAGCGTCTTTTCGGCGGCACGACGGGTCATGGCCTTGACGCCAGCCGAATTCATCAATTCGTCAAAATATCGGTCGTTGAATTTGACCATCACTCCCAAAGCCATCACCCCCGGTATTCGGATAGTGGAATCTCAATCGTCGGCTGCCATGACACGAAAGCATTCGCGTCACGACTCGGATAGCCGCTGACCTCCCAACATCGCCCGTCATCCGGCAACGCTCGAATCCTGTCACCCGGCATGATGTCCAAGGACGGGTCAGGAGACGTAAGGTAAGCCGTGCTCGTGGTCTGCTCGCGCAGACCGTCGGGCGTGCGCGTGCTGCTGGAGCTGGCGAGGGCGCCGGTGAAATCCAAAGTTTCCGGATTGGACCAGTCCTCGCCAGCCTGCTCGCCGGAATACGGGTCATCGACCTTCCTCGCACGCAGTCGCCGCCATTTGGTGGCGCCCGGCATACGCCATCCGCCACCGGCATTCATGTCGTCAAGCAGGCTCATGGCAATCCTCCAAGCCGGTAGGGTTTGAGCTTGTCCTTCTCCTCCTGCATGAGCGACACCACGTCGAAGCTCGCGCTGGAGCCGTTGGTGGACTGCGAGGTGACGAGCCCGACCGGACTCATGCCAGCTCGCTTCGCGGCACTGATGAGCACCTGCTGCACGTCCGGCGCGTCATCATAGCCGGCATGGATCGCGTAGCGGATGGCCGCAACACCGACCGGAAAGCCACCGGAAAGCGACTCCACAAGACCCGTCTCAGGGTCATAGGCGTAAGCCAGCTTGTTGCCGTCGCGGTCGGTCAATGATTCGATGCTCGTCACATGACGGGCAGGCAGCCGAATCACCGTGCCGCCACGCGAGTTGATGACGCCGGACAATGCCGCGTTCGGCATGACATGCCAACCGCATTCGCGGCGGATGGCCGCCTGCGCGGCCTTAAGCCGGAAGGCGACGTCATCCTCGAAAGCCGAAGGGTCGGCAATCATGTCAGGAATCACATTCACATCAATCATGCCGACCTCCACGCTTACTCTGCAGCCATCAGGCCAGCCGCAATCAGAGAATTGACCAGGGCGTCGAATTCGCTCTTGGTTGGTGTGTCGCCGGCGGCCAAAGCCACATGCGTTGCAGGCTTCACTGCAGCGCTGCCAATATCGGTTGGCTTGCCGTTGGCCCCGACGAAGACCACATCGGCCACGTTGGCATTCGGGTCAAGTTTCGCCGCCGAGGCTGGAATCACTCGAAACTGTCGAGCCATATCACGTCTCCTTACTTAAGGGTCAGCTTGACGAAAGCCTTCGGCTTGCGCACGGCCAAAGCCACACGCTCCTTGGCGCGAATGGTCACCAGATCGGAGATGAAGTCGGTGTCATTGGAATTGGTGGCCTCGACCGTCACGCCGCCCTTGCGATAGAAGGTGGCAGCGCCCTTAAAGGAGCCGACGATGGCTGTGCCGGCGTCGACAGCGGGAGTCACCACGGTGTCCAGACCCCAGAGGCGCGGAGTGATGGTCAGCGCGCCGCCATTCACGCCGTAGAACGGTCCACCGCCGATGAAATTGCCATCATTGTCCTTCTTCAATCGAATGGCCTCATAGTCTGTCGGATTGATGACAAGGGCATCCGGCATCATGCCGGTCGTGGTGGAGATCATCGACTGCGCGTGCAGTACGGCAACGTCATTGCCGGCGTCGGTAGCGGTGTATGACTGGATTCCTTCACGATTCAGCAGGCCCTTGATGTTCTTGCCGGTGCCGTCGCCGTTGAGCAGCTGCTTCTCCTCGGCGATGCTCAGATCGTAGAGCAGACGTCCATCGATGTCGGACTTTAGGAATTCGAGGTCGGTGACCATGTCGTTGGATTCCTTGATGAATCCAGCGATTGTGGATAATGCGTCGGTGTGCTCTGTCGCGTCGGCGTAATGGATCTGACTGAATTTCTCGCCTTCGCCGACGGTTTCGAAATCGCCTTCCTTTTCGCCTTCCACGTAGTAGATGATGGCCTGTCCGCTTATCGCGCCGACACCGAATAGGTTGGTGATGGTCGGACGGCGGTAAGCCTGGACGAAATTCGGGTCCACGTATGTCAACAGGGAGCCGTACACGCCGGACGGTCCGCCGGTAACCTGCGTGTCAGTGTTGGCCTTGCGGCGCGGAACCCATTCCGGTGCTGCGATTGACGCTCCCGAAACTCCCTTTATCTTCGCCAGCTGTTCGCCGATGTTCTTCACGACGAAATCGCCAAGAGATTCGCCGGATGCGGCTCCGCTCTTCTGTGTGTCCGCCAGATTGTCGGTCAATCCCGCGAAACGCTTATGCACCGCATCCACCGTTTCGATGGAATCCTGCAATTCGTGCGCTTCGGCGTTCAGACCCTTCAGCTTCTCGATGTCGGAAGCGGTGAGATTATCCTCGCCCTTGGCCAGCACCGCTTCGATGGCGGCCTTGGTCTTGGCGAGACGATCATTGAAACTCATTTGGTCTCCTTGTTGTCCTTGCCGCCAGTGACCAGTTCACGGGCGGATTTGATTACATTCAGACGCTCGGCCTTCTCAGCCTCCGCGTCCCTACCCTTATTAGGGGCAAGCTTCTTATCCTGTTGCTCGCCGGTCTTGGAATCATCCGGCTTATCTTCGTCGGAAGTGCTGGAATTGTCGGAATCAATGCCTTCCAACACCTCGTTCAGCGACGCCAATGCGGCACGAAGCTTCTCCTCGTTGGCGGAGCTGATGGCGCGACCTGACTTCACCGCCAGAATCTCGGCCTGCTGGTTCGCGGCCACCGGCACCACGCTGATCTCGAAAAGCTTGATCTGCTGGAATTCGGAATGGCCGCCCCACGGGCCGTCGCCTTTTTCCGTGATCCACGCGGTCTTCGTCGGCACGAAGCCGATGCTCATCTGATGGACCCTGCCATCCTTGAGCAGGTCGTAAGCCTGCTGGGCGGTCGGATTATCCTCGATGTCGAGCTGGGCCGAGATGAGCAGGCCCTTCTCGTCCTCGACGGCGCTCAAGGTGCGTCCGATGATGTCGGTCGGCTTGCCGTCCTGATGGTTCCAATGGATCGGGATGCCGGCTCCGCCGGCGTAGTCCTTCTCCAAGGTCTCCGCGAAAGCGCCTTTGGCGATCACGTCACCCTGCAGGTCCTTGTTGCCGAAAGTGCTGGCGTAGCCGCTGAAAACGCCTTCGCCAGCCGAATCATCCAAGGATTTCACGTTGAATCTGAGCTGTTTGAGATTCACTGTCCTTCTCCGTTCACTGGATTGTTCTGTTGCGCGTTCTGCGTCCTGCCGCCATCCTGCGGGCTGGGCTGTCCGCCGGTTGCCACATTCAATGGCGTCACCAATTCGTCGCCACCATCGAGCTTCGGATAGTTGAGGATGCGCCGTGCCTCGTTCGTGGTCATGAAGCTGCGCCCCGTGGCCGTGCTGAGCGCCTGATACTGTTCGGAGAACGTGCCGCGAAGCTTCGCATCCACATTCGCTTCGATGTAGGCGTCCGGCTGGCCGAGCGCATCTGGCAGCAGCAAATTGAGCGACTGCTCGAAAGCCACGATGTACGGCATCAACTCCACGTTCCACATCTGCTCCTTGAAGGCTCCGATGTTGGAATTCGTGCCACTGCGAAAGCCTAGATTCTCCGGCGCGATATGGAAGGCGTTGGCCACGTCGATGCGGATCTTGTCCCTCGCGTCGATGTCCTGCATGTCAATCGGCTTGAAGGCGTCCACCGTCTTGATTTCCATGCCGTCGTTGAGCAGGGGCCATCCGCCGGCGAGATTGCCGCCGGCCTTGTAGTTCCTCATGCCCTGCACGAATTCGTCCTGCGCCTCCTGCGACGGCCACGGCATCTCCTTCGGACGCGAGATATAGGCCGGAATCTGGCCACCGTTCTTGGCGATGGCACGTCGATATTCGGCCATCTCACGCGCCTCCGCCAAAAGCGGGGCGAGAGTGCCGGACACGGGAGAACCGCCGATGCCGGACGTGCTATAGCCCACATCCAACAGAATCTGCGGGTCTGGAAGCGCGAAGTACTGGCTGCCTTCCGGCTGTCCGGTGCTGATCTGCACGCCGGTGATCTCGTCAAGAGTGTTGCCGGAAAGCGTGAAATTCTGCACCGGAATACGCCGCAGCCACAGTCTGCCGGTCTTCTTGTCGGCATCGAGCAGGCAGAGCCAACGGTCATTGAGCAGGCCATCGCAGAGCAGCGAGTAGAAGAATCGGTAGCGTGTCATGCCAGGGAGAACGCTCGGTTTTGCCATCAATTGCGCCAACGGGCTTGTGGTGTCCTCCACGCGGTCACCGTCAGGCTGGCGAGTGTAGACCTTGAATGGCATGCTGGCGATGTTCCGCGCGATATGGTCGATGACGGTGCGCACCGCCGCCTCTCGCTCGTAGACTCCGGCGCCGAACCAATCGATTGGCAGCTGAGTGACCTGCGAAATGTTGACTGGCGATTCGGAGAACTTCTGGGCCACGGATACCGGGCTTTTCTTGAGCCATCTGGAAAAGAACCCCATGAAACCTCCTCACTGGGTCATACGACTGCGAAATGGGTCACGCTCGGCGCATATTTCGGTGTTTCCGCTTCGACCTGCATGGTCTCAAGCGCATACAATGCCTGCGATTCGGCAACCAAGCCGGAAATCTGCAATGCTGATTTGGTACGGTCCCACACTTCGACCTCGCCGAGCCTTCGGGACACGGCCACACTCACCTGCTGTTCGATGGCGGGCTGCGGAAGATGCCGCAGCTTGCCTTCACGCACACGGTCGTGGAAACGGCCGCAGCACGCGCCCAACCGGAAGCCTTCGATGAGATGCACCGTCCATCCTTTTTCGATGAGCGGGTCGATGAAGTCCACTGCCGGACAGCCCTTGCCCTGCACGGCGATCTCCGTGATATGCGGCCAACGCTCCTGGAGCAGGTCAAGATAATGCGGCACCCACAGCATGCCGTCACGGCGAGCTATCAGCTCCACGTGCGGCAACCCGTCCGCACGCATTCCGGCGGCGGCCACATACGTGGTCTTACGGTCAGCCGACGTGTCCACGGACAGTACGACGCGATTGCCGTCCGGTATCGTGGAACGCGAGTCGATGCCGCTGGCCCACAGTTTCGGGCTGATGAAAGGAATGATGTCAGCCGTGACCCACTGGCACAGGACTTCGGTGCGGAATGCGGCCTCGGTCATGCCATCAATATCGCTTCGGACACTGGCCACGGTCATAGGGCCATAGCCGAGCGACGGGTTAGCCTGGCGGATCGCGTCGGCATCATCCACCGGACACTTGTCCGGAGCCGACCATTCAAAATATCCGAAGCTGCCGTCCTGCTCGCCGGACAGGAACACGTCGGCCGGATTGCCACCGTCGGC